AGAAAACGGACTCAGGCTAAATCATGTTTCAGTGGAGACACTGAAATACTGACAGACAAAGGATTTGTAACATTCAATATGTATGACGGAGTGACTAAGGTAGCTCAGTATAATATTGAGTCACAAGAAATTAGTTACACAGAGCCCTTAGACTTTAGAATGATACCTAACCAAAAGATTTGTGTGTTTGAAAATGAGAATACTTCTCTAAAACTAACACCAAATCATGAATGTATTATTCAGGTTCAGAACGGAAGAAAGTACATGAGGAAGCTCCCATTTGAAGAGCTTGCAGGTCATGGACAATCTAAATATGCTTGGGTAAATGCAGGTTACTATAACTATGACAAGGAAAAGTTCATAGAAGATAAACTAACAAGATTTGTTGCTTGCTTTGTAGCAGACGGAAGCTATAGTGCCTCAAAGAACGCTATCAAATTTGGGTTTACAAAGAAACGCAAGATTGATAGGTTTAGATGGCTACTAAAAGAGCTAGGAGTCATTTGTGAGCCTAAAATACAAGGGAAATTGAAGATAAGTTACTTTACACTAAGTGACTTTAAACTACTAAACCTTGTTAAGAGATACTGTACTGAAGATAAGACTCTTCTTGACCCTTCCCTTACTGAATTAAACCCTCTTGTGTATCTTGAGGAAGCAGGTCATTGGGACGGTCATACTAACAAATTTGGCTTAATCAGAGTATCCTCAACAAACAAAGAAACTTTAGATAAAATGCAGATAATGGCACTACAGTCTGGAGTACGTGCAAGGCTTATTCTAACAAAAGAAGCTTATGACAATGTAAGTACAACTTGGGAGTTATCTTATAACCTTGCTAAGAAACCTTTAAGCAGGTTTGAGAGTAAAGATATTGACACACGAACTCACCATAATGCAAACTATAATGTCTACTGTGTAACTGTCCCTGAGCATAATATTGTAATCCGTCATAATGGAAAAGTATCAATACAAGGAAACTGCAATTTCGGATTTATCTATGGTATGCAGGCTAAGTCATTCCGAGATTATGCAAAGGGATATGGACTAGACTTGTCACAGGAAGAGGCAGAAGATTTTCGTAACAAATTCTTTGAAGCTTATCCTACCTTACCAACGTGGCACAAGAAGAATATTAACTTTGCTCAAAGTTATGGTTATGTAGAGTCTCCTATAGGACGTAAACGTTTTCTAAGAGACATCTGGTCTGATGATTGGGTCAAGAGGTCTTCTGCTGAAAGACAGGCTCTTAACTCAGCTGTGCAAGGGTTCGGAAGTGATTGCTGTATCTCAGCCATGGCAGATATTGTATTCTCAGATGATTTAGACCACAGCAGGGCTAGAATAATCGGCACAGTACATGACGCTATTCTTGTAGAAGCTGAGGAGGATTATGCTCAGGAAGCTTCTGAGATTATCAAGAAGCACATGGAGAACCCCTCAATACTTAAAGGAATAAAGATGGAAGTACCTCTTGTAGCCGACGTGGAAATCGGCAAGGGCTGGGGTCTTCACTAAGGAGGAATAATGATAGAAGAATACTGTAATAAATGGGGAATACTCCCTGAGTGCCTACACATTGTAGAATGTCTGGAAGGTAATGAGCACTACACCTACGCTGGAGGAAACGTTCACTCAGCCAAGGAAGGTGACTATATTGTTGTCTCAGATGACCTGCTCACCTTCTCTGTGCGTAAGGTTACTGATGTGTTCCAGAATAAGGAGGTAGTGAAGGCTATCCTAAATGGAGACCCTGATGTCTACCCTATTGTGCAAAATGTCTCAAGCGGTGTTAAATGCCTGCTCAGAACAGCTGACAAAGTAGCTGACAATGACAGACTTAACACCATGCTAAAGGAGCGCTTAGGAGTTACTCTCAATGAGGTAAACAAAGCTCTAAAGGAGTTTAAGCATGATAATCTGGGATAAGAATTGCTACACAGAGCAGGAATACCGCGATATTAAGAAACAAAATCGAAAGGCTTTCTTACTAGACCCTGAGGGCTACTGTGAAAAGCAGAAGGAGTTCAATCTAAAGTATGTACTAGTCACAGATAAGAATACCTACTACATGAATAACTGGATTAAAGGCACAGGGTATATCAAGAAGGAACTTGGAGATAATGTAGGACGATATTGGTCAGCCATGGAGGTGTTTAACCTCAAACATGCCTTACCTAAGAACTATGTCTCTCTGAAATTCTCAGTAGATGTAGGGGATAATATCCTTGTAAGATATATCTCACATACCTGTATGTTTGAGTGTATGATTAGGGAGACTACCCTGAACTATAAAATCTATTATGGTGATAAAAAGGAAATTGAGGAGGTGGTACTTTAATGCCTAAGACAAGTATCAAAATGCAAATTGAGCTTCCTAAGGAGCTTTCAGACAACTTATTGACTATCTCAGGGTATCTTGGGATTAAGCGTAACGAGGTAATCGCTGACGCTTTACGCGAATACTCAGAGCGTGTCACACCTAATGCACAGGAATATGAGCGCAAGCTCTCAGAATACAAAGAAATGCTACAGAAAGAGCTGTTCGGAGTAGAAGCTCCTGTGAAAGATGTTGACGTAATCGAAGAAGATGACTTTGAGGAAGATGACCTAGATGTAGAAAACTTTATGAAGGAGCTTAAACTGAAATGACAGTAAACAAAGATAGCTCAGTAGGTATCACAGAAGACCTGATTACAAATATCATGAACCTCTGTGCCTCTGAGTACCACATGAATATCCTTATAAGGAAATATGAGGATAAGCTCTCATTCTGGTATGCAGATAACGCTAAGGAAGACCAAGATGAGATTATGAAAGTAGACGAAGCTCTGAGAGAGACTGAGCTTCTCTTGAAGGAAACCACAGAAAACCGACGTAAGGCAATGAAGCTTCTTAAAGAGCAGGCTAATGAGGAAGGTAACCCGGATATGTGGTGCTTGCTTAAGCACATGTTCACAGCCGTTATCACTTCCTTTGAGGTATGGCAGGTAGACCTATCTAACCTTAAAGCTAAGTATGGCTTTATTGAGCAATCACGAGCAATGAATAAGGTGCTTGCAATGTTCCTAGGATTCCCTGTGACACCGTGCTCAGCCTGCCTTACAGACCAACTGGAACAGGAAGGAAAGTAGCAATGGCAATAGGAGATATTCTTGATTTAATGAGTCCTTATGCTCAGTGTGAGATTGCCTACTATTGGAATGATGATACTATAGTGCCTTACTGTTACCGCTTTGATGGCTTTACAACACAGCACACAAAGGAGTTTAAGTTACTTGACAAGACTATCCCTGTGAAAAAGATTACTACAAGAAATCATGTAATCATGCTGATTGTAACACAGGAGGGGTTAATTGGTAGTTGAGATTGTAACAAACCCTTACTACTTATCAACAAAGAATACACGAATAAATGTACTGGCACAGGTGAGAGAGTTTAAGAAGACTCTGGAGAGCTATGGTGTCGGATACAAAGTAGTGGAGCTTGATGATGAGCACAAGGAGTTCCTATATGAGATTATGGAGGAGGACTATTATAAATTAGTAAGATTTAAAGGTCCTATGCCTGACTCATTTGAGGAAATGTTAGAAAAACCTGAGTTTATGAGAAATTCCTTTGTGATTGACAGGGATAGGTTTAAGATAGGCTTCGTAAACTCAGAGGAAGACCCCTATAGCATGTCTGTGTTCAAACCACGGACTATGAAGCGGTCTTCAATATTGGATAGCCTATCAGCAGTATATTATGATAAAGGAGTCTCATGAACAGATATAGTATTTCACGGGTAAACACTTACCTAGAAAATCCATGGAAACACTGGTGCAAGTATATTGCAAAGTACAAGCCAAAAGAAGGCAAAATCAACACTGTGTATATGGACAGAGGAACAGTCATGCACCGTGTCATGGAGCTTGTAGCTACAGGCACAGATAGCAAGGAAGCACTAAAGCAAGCCTCTGTTGTAGACTTTGCACAGGAAAGTATTGACGGAGGAATTAGAGCCTCTGAGCGCTACTTTGAACACTTCGGATTTGAAGGGCTGTTCAAGACTACTGAGGTTGAAAAAGAGATTACTCTTGATATTTCAGAGGAAGTCGGTCTTGGCACAGAGGTAGGATTTATTGGCTATGTAGACGCAGTTCGGAAGAATGAAGACGGCTCTGTGACTTTGGTTGACTATAAGACATATAGTACAAAACCAGCTCAGGATAAAATGGTGCTATCATTACAGGCTAATATGTATATGTATGTAATGACTAAGCTAGGCTACAATGTACGAAACTTTGTGTTTGAGTGTATCAATCCTAAGGAGAAGCTAGTAGGTAGAGCCTACAAGTACCTTGCTATTGATATGCCTTACCGTGAGGCTCTGTGTGATGAGTTCTTTGGACAGTTCTGTATGTTGGTACGAATGATTGAGCAAAATCCCGAGTTCAAAATGTATAAATATGGTGACTACATGCCTGACATCTATGATGAGCTGTTTAAGGTATGGCAAGGAATTGTCACAGAGGACTTTGATACCTTTGTAGCTGAGAACTTTTTGGAGGAAGATTGATATGTGGAGAGAACTTCTTACAGGTATCATGGGAGTATTGTTAATCTTAGCTTGTACACTCGTAGTTGGCTCAGGGATACTCTTACTACTGATTTATGTGAAGACACCACTACAACTACTATTTGTGGGACTAGGACTTGTTGTGTTTTCACTAGGAGTTATTGGAATTTTATTGAGGGACTGATATGTGGAAATATTTGTTTGCCGTAGCCCTAGGCTTTATAATCGGGGCACTAGCTTACTCATACCATATTCAAGAACATACAATGCCTATTGAAGAGGTTGAGCAACGCTATATCACAAAAGATGATGGAGCTGACTTAGCTAAGAAAGCTTACTTTGAAGGAAGAAAAGACCAGCAGGAAGAAGACCTAGAGCTTCGTTCAGCGGTTCAGGAGGCTAAAAATGGAGGAAATTAGAAATCCTAAGCGTTATACACAGAAAGGCAATAAAATGGAGTGCTGGGACTTCTGGCTACACTATGGGCTAAACCCTCTTATTGCCTCAGCTGTGAAATATGTATGGCGCTATAAGGATAAGAATGGGAAACATGACCTTGATAAGGCTCTTGTGTTCCTGCACAAAGCTAGGGAAGAGGCTGAAAGAGTATATTACTCTGTGTCTTGTGCAAAATTCCCTGAGTTTGAGGAGTATAAGGCTATGACCTATCCTCAGTATTTGATTATTGCTAATTCTGTACTCACAACTGAGGCAGAAAGTTACTTATTGGGTATTGATAACATGATTACCCTAATTAACAAATTGATTGGAGATGAGTATGACATTCATTAAGAAAAACATTAACACTATTATTAACATTGCTTTGGTAATTGCCCTTGGATTTTCATTCCTGTACACACAGAGTGTTGAGGCTAAGTTCACTAAGCTAAAGAAAGACACAGAAGCCCGTGTGACTAAGATTACAAAAGCCACAGAGAACTACGGTAAGAAGCTTGATGAAGCCCTTGAGGCTAACAACAAGGTGAACAAAAGCCTAGATGAGCTGATTGCTTCCTTGAAGGCTAAATATGTGGATAACAACGGAGGTCAGTAATGGAATACATCATTATTGGAGTAATGTTCCTCATAATGCTGTTGATGTTCTTCTGTGACATTGGTAAGTACAGTGGCTATCCTAAGGAGTCTCTAATCCGTGTACGCTATAAGGACACAAAATACTCATTTGGGACACAAGCAGTCAATGGAGACTGTGTAGACATGTATGTCCCTCAGGATATTGAATATAAAGCTGGAGATACTGTCAAGGTTGATTTTGGGGTAGCAATGGAGCTACCTGTAGGCTTTGAAGCCCATGTATATCCACGCTCAAGTACCTTTAAGAACACAGGGCTGTTACTGACTAACTCTGTGGGTATCATTGACAATGACTATAACGGTGATGATGATACTTGGGGAGCTATGTTCTATGCCACACGGGATGGTAAGCTTGAAGCAGGTCAGCGTGTGTGTCAGTTCCGTATCTTTAGAAATCAGCCTGACCTCATTTTCTTACCAGTAAAGCACTTAGGTAACGAGAATAGAGGTGGATATGGCTCGACGGGTAAATAGGAAGTTGCCGTGGGTGAAGTTCCGTGATACTGAAATGGCTTATGGAAGCAGGCTCACCCTGAGGGCTTTCTACAGGTATAACAAAGGGCGTAATAAGGTATATGTCTATAAGAAAGACGGATATACGCCTGAATTTATCATCAATAACACAGGACATATTAACTATGATTGGGGAAGAAGTAACCTAAGAGAATATGGTTCGAGTACAATTTTACAATTTTATGTAAAAAATGATGAATTTTTTGTAAAAATTTAGCAAAAGGTATTGACTTACTCCAATCCCTGTGATACACTATATTAGAACTAAACAAAAGGAGATATTGCAATGAAATTAAAATCATTGACAAAGGTGAAACTTCACCAGCTTACTATTGTCTATGGTAGACCAGCCTCAGGCAAGTCAACCATAATTAACTCACTTCCGGGCAAGACACTCATCATTGATACGGACCGTGGCTTAGCCTCTGTGAACCCTGATGAGCGTTATGATGTAGCTGAGTGCTACACATGGGAAGATGTCCTTGAAGCCTTTGCAATCGCTAAGACAGGTGACTATGACAGCATTGCTATTGACCACTTCACTAATGTTCAGGAATTATGTTACAAGAGCATTATGGAAAAATACAAAGTAGATAAAATGCAAATCCAGCACTATGGGGAAGCTTCTCCATTACTTAAGAGCCTTGTTGACCAGCTGGTCGGTATGAGCTATGATGGTAAAAATGTACTTGTGATTGCACAGGAAATGAGCATTAACGTTGAGGAAGATGAAGGGGAAGATGTTCCTAAGGTAATTTGCCCTAACTTGTCTCCAGCACTACGGAGCTACCTACAAGCTTCTGCTCGTATCATTGCTCACACACAGAAGGAAAACAAGAAGACCTTTGAAAATGGTAAGAAGTCCATTGAGGAAGTCTATATCGCTCAGGTAGCAGGTAACCCTATCCTGACTACCAAGGTTACACGTAAGCCGGGAATTGAAATTCCTAACAAGATTAAGAACCCTACATGGGCTAAGCTCACAAAACTTATCACAGGAGAGACTGCTAAGAAGCCTACTAAGGCTAAAGAGAAAGAAGCCCCTGTGAAAGAAGAAAAACCAAAACGCACAAAGAAAGCTAAGAAAACAGAAGAATAGGAGATATAATCATGTCAAAAATTAAATTTACAGCAGAAAAGAACGAAGGACTTTTATTTACCTACACAGAAGGTACATTTACAGTAGTTATCCAAGCCTTTGAATGGGTAGAGCCCTCAGTACAAGGCAAGAAGCCTTACTACAAGGTAACATTCCGTGGAGACTTTGGTACTGATACTAAGACTTACGGCTTCCGTATGTTTGATACAGCATTTGGACGTGCTGACCTTTATGACCTTGCTGAGGCTGTAGGACTTGACCCTAAAGGTGAAATGGACACAGAGGACTTTATTGACCGCTATGTGAACATTACCCTTGAAGAAGGCGAGCCTTACAATGACAAGCCTCAATGGGACGTTGTAGCGATTGAACCTGCTGGTGATGTCGAAGATGATGAAGACGATTACGCAGATGATGATGA